TTTCCTCCTTGCTTTCCGCCTCTGAGGGCTCAACTACCGCTGCTCCTGTGAAGTCACCATCTTGAACGACGGTTCCCTCCACTGCCTCAGGTTCAAGCCTGGGCATGAAGCTCGGTGGTTCCAGAATGGAAACACAGTCAGTGTCCTTTAACCAAGAATCAAACAATGGCCTGTTGAACTCTGGAAGCTGGCGTTCGAATAAATCGTTCATCCAGTCACAGTGTTCGTTAGGATATTGGTTCTCGTAAACTATTTCCGAGTTCCAAATTCCCAACAGGTTCTTGTAATCTTGCGAGTTGTAGCCCGTAAGTTCTTGGACGCGAGTTACAAACTCGCCCAGCACTGGTGTGTACCTATCTGTGAGGTAAAAGGCAAAGGCTTTCTCTTTGAGCTTGATAATTGGGGTTACCTTACTCGAAAGCCTGGTGGTCACGTGGAATTTCGACAACTGCCTGCGTATATCAGCACAGGTTATGTTGGATCCCTCTCCTTCAAACCAAACATCGGGCCCGTATTGTCTGGATAGGAAAGTGACGCCTTGCTCTCCCCTGAGAACTACGTCACACGTGAGCACTTGGCCCATCAACGCTGCTGCTTTCTCTGCAGCTTGCTTGCTCTGGTCGGCAGTCAGGCCGTCATCGCCACCATACACACCTAATCTCTCCCACGCTTCTCTTGCAGTCAGGTAAGCACCATTCACACGTGTCATCCTAAATCCCAAGAAAGCAATGAATGCTGTCAGGATTGTATTCAGACACGATGTTTCAGGTGATCCTGACGCACGCGCTAAGAGGGTGTTGTACAGTACACGAAAACGTGTCTGGGCTTTCAGATTGGTCTGGGAACGGAGAAGTTTGAGAAGACGTATATGATACATCTTCCCAAACAGTTTCAAGTTGAGGAGTCTTTCCAGTAACCTGGCTAACTCCTCAACATTCCCATCCTGTCTCCAAAAGTCCGTTATATTGGCATGGCTCAAGGCCGCACGACAAATTTCAACAACACGATCTGCTATTTCTCTTGGTTTCTTACCAAAAGCATACCAAGGCATTGATTTCAACGCCTCAGCAATAGCATAAGTGAACTGGGAATAGTTCAACTTATCGTTGCCGTCAATCATTGTGATTGGTCTCGGGTCAGCTGGCTTGCCATAAGCTTCATTCTTCTGCATCACACGTGCACGACGGGGTGCGTCGTCCTGGGGAATCGTGTGCTCAGCTTCCTCTAAAATCCTCCTCTGGCTTGGTTTCGCTTGTCTTTCGTACACTACATCAACTTCAACTGGGTGCAACTCACCCACTTGCTCAAAGAATATGTCAATGAACTCATTCATCACGGTCATCAAGAATGGTGTTGCAGACGGATTTTCAGCAGCTTTCTTCTGCTTCTTCTTCCTATCCGCTTCCTTCTTCTCATCAGCAGCCTTCTCAGCAGCAGCCTTAGCTGCAGCCTTCTTCTCTGCTATTCCCGTGACGCGAGCACTGACCATTCTCTCGTCGTTATTACGACATTGGTCTGGTACGTAAGCAGCATCAACCAAAGGTTTCATAAAGCTTACCATCGCTGGCTTCTCAGGCTCGTAGTCCTGATACTTCTTCACCCATTGGTAAGACCTAACGTGGTTCGTAATGTCCACGCGGTCAGACTTAGGGTCTCCAAGTAAATGATATTCCAACAGGATCTCGGAACCACGAGTTCCGGGATCATTCCCCATTGGTGCACCCACACCATTCGGTTTCATCTTAGTCAAAACCGTAGCGTGGGTAATCTTGTTCGTAGTCTGCGCTGCTGAAGCAATAGCTTCATCCCGCTCGACTGGAACAGTGGCTGCCAAGTAACCGCCGCATTTTGCGGTGGATACTGTCGTTCCATCTGGACCATTCGCCTTGATGCGTACGAA